GCGGTAAACTTTCATCTTTGCGCCACGCTGTAAAAGACCCGGTATCCTATTTCGGTGCATTCCGTAGTGCCAAACGTCGTAGTACCATTCGTCAGATTTAAGGATTGCCGCTCCTAACTTGTTAAATGAATCGTGATTTTTTAGAATACTAACGCCCGGGTTTGTAGTTCCCTCTAACATAACTACAAATTCTTCGCCGTCGTAAACGTAGAACTTGTCGTCAAATTTGTTCGGAACGTCTTCGTTCGACCTTACACCAAGAATCCAACGTCCTTTTGGTATCTTCTTAAATGATTTGAGTTCTTTTACTCGCGTCAATAGTTCTTCGTCGGTGTATTTTCTAACCATATAACTCGTTAATAAATTGGTTTATATCTGTAAATACTTGCTCGTTAATACTACAAGTCAAATCAAATAGGATAATCCCGCAATCGGTGTAAATATGAACTTGTGTATCGCTCACTATTCGGTATTGAAGTCCGTCTATTTCTATAAAGGTGTATTCCCTATCGTTGAACAGAAAACCGCCCTCTATTTTAAGAATGTTATACATATCGTTTTGCAAAAGCGTATTGAACCGCTCCCGTTACCGCTATATTAGCAGGTTGAAGTGCGAATATTAAATAATACGTTTGTGTCTCATCAAACGTTAACACCGTATTTGTGCCTGTATTTACGAAATCGTCGGCTACCGTAGCACCCGCGTTTATACTTGTTAAAGTATTTGTGGTTGGATTGATAAATAACGACCTTCGAGCCTGTGAAAACCAGTTAGTGTTTCCTAATGTTAAAAATGCGCCTAACAACGTTGCACCCGTTAAAGTATCGCTTGTATTAATGTACATTTGAAACCCTATCGTGTGATTGGTGCTAACTGTTCTTATTGCCCTCGCTTCGATTTCTAACACCGTGTTAGCGCTAATCGTATTTGCGGGAATGGTAATAGTCGCACTCTTTGTGAATGCTGTCGTATTTGTTACGTTCGTTCCTGTAACGATACCCAACGACGGGCTGTTATTTATGGTAAGGTTACCCGCTCCAAGTATCGAGTTTCCGTTAATCGTTTTAATGTTGGTAGAACTTACTAACGTTTCTTGAACAGATACGTTTCCACTTCCAAGCAATGAAGTAGAATTAACCGTCTTTATGTTAGTACCCGAAACAAGGTTGTCTTGTTTTCCCTCTTCGAGTTCGTCAACTTTACGCCATGTAGACTTTAACGCCATTATTTACGATTTTCGCGTGTTCGTTGTACGAATGTAAAAAACGCCCTCCAAAGGTTTTTACCCGTCACCTCTTTGTAACTCTCGGACATCGATTTTACCTCGGTCATTAAACAGAAAAGCGTAAACAATTTAGTAAGCATGAATTCAACCCTTGTGTAATTCTCGAACACGTCCGCAAGTATAAATTTTTCAGCAAGGAAAATAACGATAATTGCACCGACGTACAAAAGGCTTTTAGTAATTGTGTCGCTTAGTCTTCTACTTCGTACCGCTTTCCATCCGTCTTTACGTACCGTTTTCCAAATACCAAAATACGTATCTAAAACAATCGCAAAGAACGCCATTAATATAAGAGGCTTAATCGGTGTTAAAAGTGCGGCTAAACCGCCTAAAAGAGTTGTTAGATATGCTTTCATTATAGGTACTTTGTAACGTGTATGTAAGTAGCGTTTATAATTGCTCCGTCTATTAGTGTGGTAGAAACGTCCGATGTATTAATGTAGATGTTTGTCGTGCTTACGTTACCCGTTCGCATGAAAACAGACAAAGGTAAATTGTTGACGTTTACACTTATTTCTTCGTCACCTGTTAACTCACCATTGAAACCCGAAATTTCATACGACCCAACACCAACATAAAGCGTAGAATATGTATCCCCAAAATCGTCTTTAATCACGGTAATAGTAGGCGCGGATACTCCCGACTGCTCAATACTTGCAATGAATTCTTTCTTGCTTACGCTTTCAGCAAGGTTGGCGGTTATGTATTTATTTTCGTACGCACTAACTCCGTCGAATTGGCTTATTAATAATAGGTCTTGATTTGTTAGGCTTGTCGCTTGTGGAAACTCGGATATAGTCTTCATTACTTATCAATTTGATATAACTTGTTAATTTTTGTACGTTCGTATGTTTAGGCTTGTATGCTTTCATAAATACCAACCGCGAAAAAAGTTGTTTGTATCGGGGAACATATCAGGTGAGCTGTTATCATTGTATTCGGGAAACGTCGCACTATAAGTACCCATGTAGTCAATAAAACGTTGTGTGTAATGCTGTGCAATTGAACGTTCCTTTTCTACAAGATAATCGACTTCGTTTTTTTCTACGTTCGTCGCATTCTCGCTATTATGCTTGTACATTCCTTTATTCGCGATTGTGTACGCCGCAAAGGGTAAGTATTCAACCATTGCCCAATGAATTAACATAGGTTTTACATACGTCTCTAACAACTCTAAATAAGGACTGGCTAAAGTGTTATTTTCAATGTCGGTTTTAAACCTATTTAGTAGATTAGTCCCAAGGTAGTTTTGAATATAAATATCCTGTGCGATTTTGACGAACTGAATGAATTTATCAGTATCGACGTTGCCACCTAACGCGGTTAAACGTACTAAATCATCTCTCGTTATTAATAGTGCTTCTGCCATTATCTCGCGTCTCTTGGTAGGTTCTTATTTCGTGGGCTAAATCCTTTTTTAGGTAGGTTGTTAGGGTAAACACTAACTTCGTATGGATTCGTTACTTTGTAGCCCTTAATTTCCGCCGCTCTTGTTCCTATTTCCTTGTATCCTTGTTCTATCTTATTTAAGTCAAGCATAAAAGTTACCCGCGCCCATTTGTGATGGCATCGCGGACCGCCTTTAAACCTGAAAATATCGTAAGTATTTGCGCCGCCTTCACCAAAACCAGGGTTTACCGCTCTCTTACTCATCATGTCGATATCTTCCTTTCTAAAAAGCCTATCAGTATTCGACATCATTGCCGCACAAAAGTCTCTTTCAGGTTGCGGGTTGCCCGTGTATTTGTAACGCACTTTAAAGTACTTCAAATCACCTACTTTTCTATCTTGTGAACTCTTTAACTGCGGCATAGGATTACCCGTTTGAACCAAGTTCACCAACTTTGAAAGCAAACTAACCTTAGGTTCGAATTCAGTTTCGGCGTTTAGAAGCGCTTCGTCTAATTCTTCCTCGTTCTCGCCTACTTCGCGCTCGTCAACTACTACCCATTCTTCGGTTAATTGGTTGCGGTCTACCTCGTCTAAAATGCTTTGTAATTCATTTACCGCGCTTAGCGCTACTTCCTCTTCTACCTTACCGCTAGCGTCCATAAATTCGAGCGGTTTCAAGGTTTCAAAATATAGTTTCAAACTGATTTGATTGTAGGCTAAAATCGTATCTAAGGCATCTAAGATTAATTCTTGATATGGACGTACAACCATGTTGTAATAAAGCACGAAAGAGTTCTTTAATTCGTCCGCGTTGCTCGAGAATCCATTTGAACTTGAAACCCCAAAAAGTAAAGGCGAAGTTACATTATGTCCGAGCATGATTTTACGCATACATTCGTCCGAAAGATATTCGTAATGTTGTGGAGCATCGTTTAGCGGAATGTCAACTACTTCGGTTGCTTGGTCTCGGTTGTTGTTAAATGAAATGATTACACGTTCACCTTTCGAGCCTGTCAACTTGTTTTTAACAAGCCTTTCGGTGTCCGACATTTGTTCGTCGGTAGGGATTCCGTTATTAAAGTTAATTATCTTCGTTCCGCTGAATCCGTTTTGAACCTCGTTAATAAGATAATCGGCTATTTCTTCCTCCAAAACGGCATAAGGTAGCGCACCTTGGTAATCAACTAAAGAAAAGTATTTTAATCCTACAGAATAAGGGCGAACGTAAAGTATTTCAATGTCTTCTTTTGAAGTACCGAAACTTGGGATTCTTTTTGGCGGAAACTTTTTTGTATCCGTCCAATTATCCGAGTAATAATACGCTTCGATTTCGCCGTCAGCATTGCACTTTTCAGGGCGTAAAAGATGAACAGGTATGTGGTATGCCTTATCGATTCGCTTTCTATCCTTAGAATAAATAACTTGAAACGCAAATTGACCAAGCATCTTTGCATCCATGATAACTTTACGGATACAATCTTTGTTAAATAGGACGCGCATTTGAGCGTATTCAGCGGGCTTTCTTGACGCGTCTAGGGCATTAAGTCCACGACCATAAATTAACTTTGCTATGTTGTTTATAATGGCGTTATTCGTAGGTGAATAAGTGTACCTATCTATAAGATATTGAAAGTAATCGTTGTCTTCCCCGTAATCCACCCAATTTTCGCGGCTGTTTTCGTGAACAGATGGGGTTTCGTATTTCGCTAAGTCAACAAAATGGACATTATTCATATGTAATGTAGGTGTTTTGTGTCACATTTGGGATGTACTGCGACGTGTTGTTAGGGTAATTATTCACGCTAAACGTGTCTATGTTTTGAGAAGTGACAAATACCTTGTCAAAAAAGGTCATTACCGCACCGTCAAAAAGGAACATATCGTACCAATGGTTTTC